GCACTGGTTCCTATCCCCCGCTTGTCAAAGCGCAAGGAAGCGATGCCGTTTGCCGCCAAGCCTTCCGCCAGAAACTTCAACGAATTATTTCTCAAATTGCCAATGGCTGAATTACCATCCATATCCGTAGGTCCGGAGCCGGCTATAATAAGCACCACCGGACAGGTCTTCACTCCACCGGGCAAAAGCAGTTTTCCTTTGATTTGTCCTTCCTTGGTGTTCAGCACCACATTTTCTTCCAAAGGAAGTACCTGTGCCCGACAACAAAGACCGCACAGGAAAAATAAACCGGTTAAAATAAAATTCAAATGTTTCATCTATTACATATTTTAAGATTATTCACTTGACAAATATAGTGAAACTCGCCCACATACGGATAACTTTTGAGGAAATAGTACAAAGTGTTTGAGAACTAAAGGAATATGTAGTTTTGTTCCAGATTCTTCCATTTGTGGTTTTTGACCGTTTTTGAGGGAGTTAGGAAAACAAATCGCTACTTATCCGTTGCCTTTTTCGGGTTGAAAAAGAGGGTTGGAAATAGCTTCCATTTCTACTTTTCATATCCTGTTTATCACTGCATGGAACGATGTTTCTTGCTATGTCTATCATGCAAACTTAGTCATATTTTTCCGTATTAGAAAAAAAGACAGGGTTTGTTTGTTAGGCGAAGGACCTTATTCTCCGTTCCGCTATATTTTTCATGCCATTCATTTGCTCGCTATATAATAATTTTGCAAACAAAGGAATTAGTTATGAATCAAGCAAATGTAAAGGTATCGTTCTACCTGAAAAAGAGCGAGGCGGATGTTGACGGAAACTGCCCTGTAATGGCTAAGTTAAGCGTCGGGAAATACTCGGAAGCGGCATTCAGTGTTAAGATGAAAGTGTCACAGTCGCGCTGGACTTCCGGACGTGCATCAGGCAAGAGTGTGGCGGCAAAGGAGATAAACAACCGTCTGGACGAGATTCGTGCAATGGCTTTAAGTATCTACTCAGAACTGTCGGCTGTACGTGACGGTGTGACAGCAGAAGAGATAAAAAGTATTCTGCTAGGAATGGCCAGCGGACAGGAAACTCTTTTGGGCTACTTCAGACGATTTATCAGTTGTTTTGAAAAGCGTGTGGGAGTAAACCGTACCATGAAAAGCTTGCGTGCTTATCGGAATGCCTACAACCATATCGAAAGATTCTTGCAGACAAAATACAAACTCTCCGATATTCCGTTCTCAGCACTGGACCGTTCCTTTATTGACAAGTATGATTTATACCTTCGGACAGAACGCAATCTCGCCCCCGGAACAATCATCAATCTGACCGTACAACTGAAAACGATTGTCGGCGAGGCCATCGCTGACGGTATCATTACCGCAAGTCCGTTTTTGGGATACGAGCCGGTGCGTCCTAAAGCCGTACAGAAATATCTCACGGCAGAAGAGTTACATAGAATCATGACCACTCCGCTTCACAGACAGACATTATACCATGTCCGTGATATGTTTTTGTTTTCCTGTTTTACCGGGATTTCATATAGAGACATGTGTCTGCTGACTAAAAGCAACCTATGTTCAGCAGAAGATGGGACATGGTGGATAAAAAGTGCCAGACAGAAAACCAAAATAGAATTTGAGATTCCGCTGCTTGATTTGCCGCTACAGATTCTGAAGAAGTACAGCGACACTGCTCCCGATGACAAGTTGCTGCCGATGTACTGCAATTCCATGCTGAACCATTATTTGAAAGAGATTGCGCAAATCTGCCACATAAACCGTCCGTTGGTCTTTCATGCCGCGCGTCATACATACGCTACGGAAATAACGCTTTCCCATGGCGTACCCCTTGAAACAGTCAGCAAAATGCTTGGACACAGTCAGATAGAAACCACCCAGATTTATGCGAAAGTAACCGATGACAAGATAGATGCCGATACAAAGGCACTGAACCGGAAAATTTCAGAACGCTTTTCTGTCGTCATTTAATAAACCCTTAAATGGAAAGTATATGAAACAGAATATTGAGAAACAGAATACCAAACACCGCAGCACATTTGCCGTGCTGTTTTATATCAACCGTACAAAAATACGCAAGGACGGGATGTGCCAGTTGTTGTGCAAGGTGAGCATCGATGCCGAATGGGCTCAGATAGGTACCAAAGTATCTGTCAATCCGGCTATCTGGAATCCGGAGAAAGGGCGTGCAGATGGACGAAGCGAGAATGCCGTTACTGTGAACCGCGCCATAGATGACCTGACAAGCGAGATAGCCGGACATTATGATCGGATAAAGAACAGCCTGGGTTTCATCACGGCAGAACTGGTCAAGAATGCAGTCAAAGGTATCGGACAGAAACCGCTTACCCTGCTGGCTCTCTTCAGGGAGCATAATGAGGAATTCAAGAAACGTGTCGGGATAGACCGCATACGGGAGACATACGAGTCCTATCAGCGTTCATACAAACATCTTTCCGCATTTGTACGGGAAAAGAAGGGTATGGAAGATGTCACGTTGCGAAGTCTTGACAGGGTGTTCTATGATGATTTTGAAGTTTTCCTGCGCACCGACCGCAACCTGAAGCCCAAAAGCGTGCATGAGCATCTGTACCGCTTGAAGAAACTTACGGTGCGGGCTGTCAGCCAGGGCACGTTGAGACGGGATCCATACTGCCGTCTGCACCCCGAACTCCCCAAAAGAAGAAGCCGCCACATGAAGCTGGAGGACCTCAAGACATTGATGACTACTCCCGTAGAGAAGCCGCAATTACAATTCGTGAGGGATATGTTCATCTTTTCGACTTTTACCGGACTGGCATATGCGGATTTGAAGAGGTTGTCAGTAAATGATATTACGCAGGCAGACGACGGCACTTGGTGGATTCATATCCACCGCCAAAAGACCGATACGCTTTCCTCTGTCCGTCTGCTGGATATTCCTCTCCAAATCATAGAGAAGTACCGTAGCCAGAGAACCGGGGACAAGGTATTCAACATTTACGGACGCTGTTATTTTATCATGCTGACAAAAGAATTGGGAAAGACCTATGGATTTGATTTGACCTTCCACCAGGCCCGGCATAATTACGGAACCCACATCACTCTCTCTTTAGGTGTCCCGATAGAGACGGTAAGCCGTATGATGGGACATACCTCCATTTCCACCACGCAAATTTACGCACAGGTCACGGACACAAAAGTGGACGAGGACATGAAACGCTTGAGAGCCACCGGCTTCGGTAACAGCATAGAATTATGTGAAGAGGATTTCACGACAAAGAAAAAACGGAAACGGAAACCGCAAGCCGTATGAAAAGGAGAACGGAGAAACAACCGCAACCCGGCAGGTCGTTTCTCCGTTCTGACTTTAATGATGCCAGCTATACCCAGCGTTGTTCTTCCCGGCACCGCTTATAGGCATCGTCCAGTATTTTCATAATGTCGGACTCTTTATAGAGAGCCTTTCCCTGTACCAGGTAGTAAGGGATTACACCAGATGTACGGTATTCCTGCAATGTGCGTCTGCTCACCCGCAGGACATTGGAAAGTTCATCATCCGTAAGGAAGCGTTCACCGTTGAAGAGCGTTCTCGGGATTTCCTCCAATACCGAAAGCATCTTCTCCAATTTCTCCAATCCCTGAAACATCACATCAATGTGTGGGTCTTTCTTGTCTATGAAATGATAGCTCATAATCTGCTCTTTATTAAAGGGTGATAACTCAAATCCAACAATCTCTGTATATCTTCCGGCTTGTAGAAGAGCTTGTTCTTTATACGGCTGAAGGGAAGTATCCCTTTGGCCCGATATGCCTGAAGAGTCTTTTTGTTGATGCGGAGCACATCGCACACTTCCTGGTTGTCCAGCCAGTTTTTCAGACCGAGGTCCTCTACCGGTCGGCAAATGTGTGTCATCCGTTCCTCAAATTTGCAGAAGCGGATACGCAGCTCTTCAAAAGTCTGTTTGTCAATACATACAAGTTCCATATTCTTTTCTGTTTTATTATTCCACCTGGTTTTTCAGTTTTGCCGGCATACGTTTCCCCTTCTGGTTGAGGAATGCCTCTACCTCAGAAGACTTGTAATAGGTACGCCCGTCAATCATGTAATACGCCACGAGTTTCTTCTGGCGGTAGCGTGCGAGGGTGCGCTTGGTTATGCCGAGCAGCTCGCACATGTCCTGATTGTCCAGCAGCTTGTCGCCGTCAAGGGCGGAAGTCTGGCGGTTCATGCGGTTCAGTCTGTCTTCAATCTTATCGAACCGTTCCATGATCTGATGGATCATCATCTGGAAGGTTTCACGGTCTATCTGTATCATAATACGGTCTGTCTTTGAGTGTAAATAATCGGTTGATTACACCTTGTCGCGCAACAGGTTATATTATGATATAGGGCTAACGGCATGCCAATGGCACCATATTTCATGAAACGACATAGATATTCCATTGAAATACAGCTAAATAAAATTTATCAGAGAAAAGGAATGATGGAAATACAACCTTGCAGGATGCAAGAAATCTCGCAAAACGCAAGTTACATCCTGCAAGGATTGCGGCTCAGTAGATTTTTAGTGGGGATAGCCATATAAATTTGCTATGCGGAAAAGGAAGAATTTCTTATCCGCAACACCTCTTAGATTGGCACGAAATAGTTTGATTTTGGCATTGAAAGATTCTGCCATCGCATTAGTTGAACGGTTGTTGTAGAAGTTGAGAATCTCGTCGTAGTGCTCATAGAATGTAGCGGCTATAACGTTGAATGAATGAAATCCAGCCTCTTCGACCTTGTTGTACCATCGAGCCATAGATAGACGGGCTGCATCCGTAATTGAGTTCTTTGAGAAAATCATTCTAAGAGAGTGACAAAGGCCATATGCTTTTTTTATGTCAGGGTATTCTTCAAATAGGATTTTTGCTCTTTGTTTCTGCTTCTCAGTCCACTTGTCGGCAGACTTAAACAGCAGATAACGTGAGCGTATAAGCAATTCCCTGCGGGTGTCACCGTTGGGGTATCGGTATGGAACATACTCCTTACTGTTCAACTTGGCTTCTTCCATCTCATCGTTGGCCTGCTGAATGGCATTCCAACGGTGCTTAATACGAAGCTCCTGCACTGCATCGCAAGCCAATTTCTGAATGTGAAAACGATCTATGACGCGACGGGCTTTTGGAAATGCCGAACGAACGATCTTTCGCATGGAATCGGACAAATCAAGAGTTACTTCTTCAACTGCAAAACGTTTTTCCTCGTTAATACATCTCAGCACTCCAATCACATCTTCCGATTTCGTGCCTGCCACAACAGCCACCAGGGATCTTTCTCTGGTACATGCATCCCTGTTGGTTACAAACGTATACAGTTCACCATTGGAGAGCGATGATTCGTCAATGGCAATCCTAGGACCAATGTTGTCAGGGAAAAGCAGCCAATCGTCTGCGTGTTCCAACTGGTCCCAGTAGCGGAAACCGCTCAGCACCTCCTTATACTGCTTTTCAAATGTATGTCCGTCGATGTGGTAGAATTCCTCAAGCGTACGGCAGGTCACTGGGGACGTCTCCATACGTTTCTTCCATAGAACCTTTTCAAACAGCTTGGTTTTCAGGATACATTTTTTAGCTTCATCAATAAGCATTCCAATTTAGCT